TTGAGCATTATGTTGCCGGTGCTATCAAACGCATCAAGGCAGTAGAAATAAACAAATCATTTGAAAACAAAAACTGAACATCATGAACCTACCAAATAGCATGACAATCGGAAGTTACGACAAGTACCTTGAAAGCAAAGGACACTTCAGCGATACAGACCCCAAGGAACTTGCCGCTGAGATTGAAAAGAACTGGTCCTCCTACCAGTGGGAACGGGGCGACATGATCGACGAAGATAAAGACGAACGGGAAGAGTACCGGATAATGACCTGCGAGGTGGAGGGATTCACCTTTGAGGGAACCGGAACTTACTCCTGCGGTGAATTGATCCTTATTGATAGTGTAGAACCAAAGTAATGGAAAGCGAATATATCAAAGGGTTCACGCCCGTAAAAGTTGATAGAGATTATTATTCACTTGAAGAATTTATCTCATACTCCGGATTGAAGAATCTGAAAAAGTCACCGGCGCATTATCGTCAGTACAAAGATGAACCACTGGATGTGGAAACCGATGCGATGGCATTTGGTTCAGCCTATCATACGTTCATCTTAGAGCCTGAGAAGTTTGAGCAGAATTATTATGTATTTGATGATGACGCAATATACCAAGTGCTGATTGGTGAAGGTTTTAAATCCCCCCGTTCTACGAAGCAATACAAAGAGTGGGCAGAGAGCGAGATGCGACTGATCGGAGATCGTAAGACAATAGAGAAGTCAGACTTTCAAAAGATCAAAGACATGAAGGATAAACTCATGTCGCATTACTATTGTCGTGCGCTTCTTTCGGGTGGCGAGGCTGAATATTCAATCACCGGCACACTTCAGACCAGCGAGGGCGACATAAATCTGAAAGCTCGCCCAGACTATGTAAAGGCAAACAAGCACTTCATCATTGATTTGAAGACAACGTTTGACGCTTCAGAGGACGGGTTCACCCGGGCCGCCGCTGACAACGATTATCATATTCAGGCTGCTCTTTATTCTGACCTGATGGAGATGATAACGGGCGATAGCCGTGGGTGGTCATTCTTTTTTATTGCACAGGAAAAGCGTAAACCGTATGCTTTTAATATCTTTGAAGCATCACCTCAGTTCATTGGTCAGGGCCGGTATGAGTATGAGCAGCTTCTGAAGCTCTACAAGATGTGTGTCGAGCAGAACCGTTGGCCGGGATATCAGGTATTCTGTGAGTGGAAGTCCGGCAACATTGAACTGAACCTGCCGAAGTGGGCAGTGAAAGAGATTGTATTCTATAATCATAAAATCTGAAACTATGAGTGAAACAACACCGGCAGTGAGAAATCTGCCAAGTTATGACCAGTTGGTTGCAGGTGATCTTGACCTAAAGAACCAACAGAACGAAGTAAATATACTTCTGAATCAGGAACCGCCGAAGCCCTGGTTGAAGGAACATCCAATGGCAAAGGGTATAAAGTACCTTCCCATTGAGAGAGTTGAATATATGCTGACCCGTATATTCAAAAAGTGGAACGTCGAGATCAGGCAGGTGCAGGTTATCGCTAATTCTGTCGTGGTAACTATCCGGCTTTACTATCAGGATGTTCTCTCAAATGAAATGCTTTGGCAGGACGGCATCGGGGCTTCACCGATTCAGACCGATAAGGGAGCCGGAGCAATGGACTGGAATCACACGAAGAATGACGCAGTAATGAAAGCTGCCCCCGCTGCTGAAAGTTATGCCGTGAAAGACGCAGCAGAGAAGATTGGTAAACTGTTTGGCAAAGACATGAACCGGGCAGATAAAATCATGTATGATACACTTCCGACTATTGAGAAAAAAGATAAGTTGGAGGACTTAGAAGAAGAACCTAATAACGAACAAAATGATTAACAGAGTACACCTTATTGGCAATACAGGCAAAGACCCAGAAATCAGGACAACCGGATCAGGCAAGAAAGTTGCATCATTCTCGCTGGCTACATCTGAGAGCTACAAAGATCATTCAGGACAGAAAGTAACTGAAACGCAATGGCATAACATCAAAGCTTGGGGTAATCTCGCTGAAGTGGCTGAAAAGTACATCCGTAAGGGGCAGTTACTTTATGTTGAGGGCAAAGTGACTTATTCATCGTATGATGATAAGGACGGTAATAAAAAGTATATTACCGAAATCATTGCTTCGAACTTTCAGATGCTTGGCAAAAAGCCCGAGGGCCAAACAGGTGAAAGCCAGTCAGAAGGGAGAGAGCAAAATGCCGGACCGAAAATAAGTAATACCGATGATTTACCCTGGAGATGAAAGATACCGACTTCAAACGGGTTTGTGAGTTCACTGTCACCGGAGGTGGTATGTTGCCTTTCAATCAAAATGCGATTGAACTGATTGACATTACTGCCCCTGGTGAGGTGGTTTCACTTTTGGAAGTGACAAGCCGTGATGCAACTTTTCATCGTGCTTATTTTTCGCTGATCGGTTACATTTATGACTGGCTCCCAAAGACGTTTAAAGCAAAAGTGTCAAAAGATAAGTTCTATGTTTTTCTCAAACACCTACGAGGCGATTATGATGTTGTCTTTGAGTTTAAGGACGGCACGAAGTTTATAGAGTATCACTCCATTGCCTTTGGCCGGATGTCTCAGAAACGCTTTGAAGCCTACGTGCGTGAGCAATTGCCGTTCATATACAGCGAGGTCATCCAGGCTTTGTATCCTGACAAACTGACCAGTGACCGGATCATTGCAAGTATTGAGGACGAATATCAAAAATTTTTGTCCAGACTTTGAATAAGTGAAATAAAGTTGTATATTTGTCGTAGCGAAAATCAAATGACGAATGAATGAACTTTCTGACATAAAAATAGCCCTCACGGGTAACATACCTCAGGCTGGAGTTTCGTCACTTCTTTCGCTCCTGGGGTTTTGTTATTTCGTGGGGGCTTCATTTTAAAAATCATGGAGACAATAGGGACAATTGAAGAGGTTTATTCGCGGGTTATGGATGTTATAATTAAGAACATCGGCAGCACGACTGAAGATGTTGAAAAACAAATTTTAAATTTTATGTGATGGAAAAAATCATTTTGAAAAATAAAATTATTAATGATAAATATACTGATTATGTATATGAAGCATTTGATATTCAAAATAAAGAAGAAACGACAGTTGAAATTCCTGTTAATTTTCATGATTGCAAAACATTTAATTGGAACATAGGTGTTATATATGGAGGTTCAGGAACAGGCAAAACTACTTTATTGAAAAAATTTGGTTTGATTGATGATGTTAAATTTGATAATGATAAATCATTAATTTCTAATTTTGATTGGTTAGAACCATCTGAAGCTACAAAAGTTTTATCTTCTATGGGTTTGTCAAGTGTGCCAACTTGGTTACGTCCTTTTAATATTTTAAGTAATGGAGAACAATATCGAGCTAAACTTGCTTATTTGGTTGCAAAAGCTGACACCAGTGACACGATCTTAGTCGATGAATATACCAGTGTCGTGGATCGAGACGTTGCAAAAGCCATGAGTAATGCGTTACAAAAATACATACGCAGAGAAAATAAAAAAATCATTCTTGCTTCGTGTCATTTTGATATTATGGAATGGTTACAACCAGACTGGATTTACAGTCCAATTAAGGGGCGGGTCGAAAGACCTGACTGTCTTCGGCGTGAATCAATTAAATTACAAATATATAGATGTAGGCCATCAGCTTGGTCCATATATAAACAACATCATTATTTAACTCAAGAATTACATTTTGCTGCAATTTGTTATCAAATTAATTGGAACGATAAAAACGTGGCTTTTATAGCTATATTACCTTTTCCTGGTGTTGGTGATGAAAATTCTCGTAGAATTAGCAGAATAGTTGTTTTACCTGATTTTCAGGGACTTGGTATAGGTAAAAAATTAATAGACTATATTTCTGGTTTATATTTAAAACTTAATCATCAAATGTATATCAGAACAATGAATCCGACATTTGGTATTGCGTTAACAAAAGACACAAAAAACTGGATGGCTACGAGCAGTAACTTAAAAATTCCAAATCCGGACACAAGCGGTAGAAAATTAATTTATAGACCTTCGTACAGCTTTAAATACATTGGTCCAATTATTGACGATGATACACGAATGATTGAAATGAAATCTGAATCATATCAATATTGGCACGTGAATGATTTGTCATTATTTTAATATAAAATTTGTAAATCAAAAAATAAGATTGCATATTTGCAATACCAAATTAAGTGTACGATGAATGATTTTTGCAATTTACCGATTTTAAACATACCCCGTCACGGGCTTAAATTCCTTCAGGTGGAGCGTACACTCCCAGGGCCTGAAGGTTTTTTTGTGCCGGACGGGGTTCTATTTTTGTGTCATGAGTGAGGGGTGGATAATGTTACACAGAAAGATACGTGACCATTGGATTTGGAAATCAGACCATAGATTTAAATGGTGGATTGATGTTCTTTTAAGTGTAAATCATTGCGACAATAAGGTTTTAATAAAAGGAACTTTAATTGAATGTAAAAGGGGACAGTCTGTAATGAGTCTTGACACATGGGCAAAGAGATGGAATGTGACGAAAAAGACAGTAAAAGATTTTTTTGAGTTGTTACAAAAAGACTCAATGTTAGTATACGAAGGGATGCAAAATACTACACGCATAACGGTTTGTAATTACGATAGTTATCAGGGTATGGTAAACGATACGGAAACACAAAGTAAACGCCAAGTAAACGCTACGGAAACGCTGACTGCACCCAAACAAGAATTAAAAGAAGGCAATAATGATATAAATATATCTTTTGATGTTTTTTGGGAGGCTTATGGTAAAAAAGTGGGGAATAAAAAACTTTGCATTAAGAGATGGAATAAATTAAAAGATCAGGAACGTCAGACAATAATTGATACACTACCTTCGTTTTTAAAATCGATAAGTGATAAGAAGTATTTACCATATCCAGAAAAATATCTGAACGAAAGAAGATGGGAAGATGAAATTTCTATATCTCCAGTAAAGAATAATTCACCCGTGACTCCCGCTTATATAATCCCAGGATGGCAATCAAGATGACAGAACAAGAATTACAACAAATCATTTATAACAAATGATGAGTTTAATTACGATGCTTACAATAGAGTATGCAAACGGTAACTATATTTCAGAAAGTAACGGAGGTTAATAAGCCTTATCATGTTCCGGTAAGCGTTATAGTTGATCGTATCAGAAACGGCAAAGATCGTGTTCTTATAGATATGCTTCGCATGGAACCTGATCCTGAACGTCGGAGAAAAATCAAAGTAAAGATTCCGGCTATTTGTTTCTCTGGTATATTTTCAAAACACGCTAATGATGCCTGTGTGAAACACTCAGGACTTATTGCTATTGATTTTGACCATTTAGGTGAACGTCTGCCGGAATTACGTAAGCGACTTGAATCTGATCCATATACTTTCATTTTATTTTTATCTCCTTCTGGTGACGGACTAAAACTTGTGGTAAAGATTCCGGACAGTATATTGACGCATGAGTTTAGCGCACGAGCTTTAACTGATTACTATGCAGATGAACAATTAGATGAATTTAGGGATATTGCAAGATTCTGTTTTTCAAGTTATGATCCAAATATTTACTATAATCCAGACAGTAAAATTTTCACCACAATAAAAGAAGAACAGATAATCAAAAAGGTTATCCGCACTTCTGGACCGCTTACAGATAGTCATGAGATACTTGCAAAAATAGAAGAACGATTTACGGAAGAAGGTAAATTTTATGCAGACGGGAACAAGCATAATTTTCTTGTATCAATGTTTGGAGCGACAAATGTATTTGGCATATCATTGAACGAAGCAATATCACTTGTGTCTTTCAAATATCATAATGCAGCATCGACAGTTGATATGAAAGACTTTGAGAAGATAGCAACAAGTGTTTATAATAATTATTCTCATCAGTTCGGCAGTTGTACTTTTAACGGTAAAGGTGATGCGATTGAAACTATTACACAAAAGATTGTCAAAATAACTGACTTAGCAATTGATCTGCCACTAAAGGATGTAGTTTACCTGGATGCCGTCAGAGATAATATGCTTGCCACGTTTCATAATGGTCGCAGTCGGGGAGAATCTACTTATTTTGATACATTGGATGAGAGATTCAGATTCAAACGTGGTGAGCTTACTTTGATGCACGGTATAATGAACCAGGGCAAGTCAACAATGATGATGCAACTCTGCCTTATTAAGTCTGTAAAAGATGGGTATAAGTGGGCGTTTTTTTCTCCGGAGCAAGACCCGCCTTCAGACTTCTATGATGATATTGTGCATATGTATGTCGGCAAAAGTACACTACCGTATTACAGTAACCAGATGACCGAAGAAGAGTTTATTCGTGGAATGGATTTCGTTCGCGATCATTTCTTTTTTATTTATCCAGAGGATGACAGTCCTACGCCTGAATATATAAATTCACGATTTGAGGCAGTAATCTATAAGCATCATATCGATGGGTGTGTGATTGATCCATATAACCAACTTGACAACGATATCCGAAAAACCGGAGGACGTGAAGATTTATATCTCAGTTCATTCCTGAGTCAACAAAAACGATTTGCACAAAGACATAAGCTGTTTATGTTTGTTGTGGCACATCCAAAAGGAACGGTAAAAAGAAACAACAATGGAGATTTCGAGGTTCCTGATGTATATGATCTTGCCGGTGGTGCTATGTGGGCTAATAAATGCGATAATGTTATTTGCACCTTCAGACCTTATCATCGGTCTGCTCCTGAGAATAGAGATGTAATATTTTACAGTCATAAGATAAAGAAACAACGTCAGTGCGGAACGCCTGGTGAAGTGAAGCTACAATTTGATCCGGCAACAATGCGTTATTATGAGAGCAATATGTTGAGCCTTCGTGCTAATCCATTAGAGGATGCACAAAAAAGAACAATAGCTAATCCTGATTTATTTATTGAAAGCAAAGAATCATGCCCGTTTTAACACAACAAGAATATCACAATCTTAAAAATTATGAAACACATCATAAAAATAAAATTATGAAAGAATCTAAGCCCCGCCTCTCCCGTCGCATGGCACGGCAGTTGGCAAAGAACTTAATTTTGAGGCTTGACATTGAAGAATTAGTCGAGCATCCTGAGAGTGCAAAGTCCGCAGAGATACGTGCAAAGTACCTTGCAGAGATTGAACGAAGAAACGAAAACGATTTGAGCGCAAAGAATGAATAAATTGAAAGAAGATAAGTGGATTGAGCATGTGGTGATAAAGCTGCGATCCGAGGGACTGAATAGGCTGTCATATACTACAGAAAAGGCTATATCCTTTCTTCAGGATTGTGTTGCAGGGCAGAGGTTAATCGGTACACTTATTCGTAATGAATCAAAGGTAATAAGTATGCTCCCCGGTGAAGTAATGCAACAAAAGTTATTCTGATGAGACCACTTTCTGAGAAGCTCCGTTATATTTTACTTCGCGGCAATCTAATAAAGCAGGGTGACGAGTGGGTATGGATAGCCGCTCCGGATACGCGGTGTGTCGTGCGTGAGATGAGATGCGGTTCAAAATGGCAGTTAGTCGAGCAGATTTATGATTTACTGAAAGGGATAATGGCATGACCAGACACGTGCGGATTTATATGGATTACTTTGGATACGGGGAACAGGATGTTATCCTTTGCGAGGTATGTGGGCAACGGGCAGTTGATATTCATCATATTGACGGGCGGGGCAAGGGAAAGGACGTTATCTCAAATCTGATTGCCTTGTGTCGCAAGTGCCATAATGCCGCACATGGATTAGAGAAAACATATTTACATAAAGATGTTATCCATAAAATTCATGAAAAAGTCTATAAACATGACTAATATCATTGTTATTCTGAAATTTAATAATGTAACTTTGATAGACTAAAACATAAT